ATGTACATTATGCGAAGTTCTGGCACGGATTCGACGTGACGTTGCGCGGCACTTTGTGACATTGACCCGCCGATATGGAGATCGCCATGGCCCGCTGCCGGCACTGTGAAACCGAGACTCCCGCCGAGCATTTCGACCGCGTGGTGCACAACAAAACGACGCTGCACGGGCCTTGGGCCGGCTGGCGCATGGCCGGCAACGACTTGGTATCGCCAGACGGTGACCGGGTCTCACCTACGCGGATGAGAGGGATTCTCTTTCGACTGCAGGCAGAGCAGCGACTTGAACGAGCGCGCGCCCGGAACGCAAAAGCGGTTCGGCATGAACTGGTCAAGGTGGTCGTCGTTGACCTGGGCGACTGGAAGCGCCGGCACTTCGGAACGAGCGCTGCGTAAGAGCGTCTCCGCAGGGGTGCCCCCTGCACCCCGGTGTACGATGCCGCCAGAACTCACAGGGGGTGACAGATGGCAGCACGGAAGCAGCACCGCAACGGATACCAAGCGTGGACCTATGCCCTCGCCGGCTTGCTAGCGCTGACCAATTCCGCATGGTTCCTTTCGAGCCGGATCAAGGCAAACGACCATGCTGCGGCTCTGGCGGCAGCGCAGCGGCCGGCAGAGGTCAAAGAGCGCGTGGTGTACGAGTACAGGGACCAGCCCTCTAGCCAGCGCGAGGCAGCCCCGCAGCCGGGCACGCAGCGAATACTCGAGCCGCACGAACAATGCCGCGGTGGGCTGGTGTTCTCAAAGCGCGGTAACGAATGGTCGTCCGCAGGCGAAATCTGCGACCCGACGTTGGTCTAGACATGAGCGCTCATCGGATGCTCTGCACCTGATATCGCCCGGTCTCGATGCCGTAGTCACCGTAGGTCGGCATCGTCCAGGTGCCACCCGGCTGCGCGTTTCCACCATCGCGCAACGCATATGCCTGATGCGCGTCCGCTTGATATCGCTGGCCCAGCTGCTGGGCGTCCATGCGGTAATCATCGCCGATGCGATTTTGACGGTACGGCTCGTACTGGCCTTGCTTGGCGACCAAGAGACACGACGCCGTTTCAAGCAGGTAACGCGTGCCCTGCTCTGTCATGCAGCCGCACGTCGGTTCCTTGTAAGAGCCGTCAGCCGTTTCGCCGCCAAGGGATGACATGCAGAACATGCGAGGCGGCTGGGCCGGAATTGCCAGGTTGTCGTATGCAGGCGCGGACCACGGTTGACTCGGCACACGCGGCGTGAATCGTGCGGCGTACTCTTCGACCGTCATCGGTTGAGCGGCGGGCGGCGCGGCGACCGTCGCGTTCGCTCCGTTTGCCGCGCCTACGCCGCTCTGCGTGACAGCGGGAGGGGGATGATCCGCACCGTCTGCACCGCCAAGCCGATCACCGAGGCCCATGAAGACATAGACGACGAAGACCAAGCCAATCGGCCCGCCGATTCCGAGTGCGTAGTAATACCAGGGGATGCGACGCTGGGTCGTATCAAAGACGGTCGACTTGTACGTCCCGACCGACTTCTTGCCCTTGGTCAAGTGAATCAACTTCGTCTGCAGCGGCGTGCGCTTCTCGGCCTGCGCTTCGAACTTGTCGAAAATCCGCAACTGCACGCGCTGTGTGCCGAACATGCGCCGGACGTGGATATGCTCATCGATGAGATCTCGCACGAACGCGTCGCACTGCGTATCCGGGGACTGACACACGCCGACAATGTCAAGGCCATGATGCCGGTGCTTGGCGATGCGCTGGACGTGCCTGGGCACGGCTGACGATGGCGGACGCTTGGGCAACATTCCGTGTTCGTATGCCTCATCGATCAGCATGATGGCGTTCTCGAATCGCGGGTCGCATTCGAGCGTCGCGCAGTCGTCAAGCTCAAGTTCTTCCAGCAACTTGGCCTGCTGCTTTTCGTTGATGTAGCCATCGCGCCGCTGCGCTTCGATGGCGTCGCGGCGACGCACATACTCCGGGCCATCCGCCCACGCCTTGAACATCTCCGGCGTCATTTCCAGAGCGCCGGTCTTCGCATAGTCGAAGTCGCGCACGTTGCACACGTACAGTTCGCGCAGCGGATATTTCGCCGGCTGGTCGCGGTGTTGCTTGTCCGCTTCTTCCTTCATCCGAAGGACGCGATCAATGGCGTTGAGCGTCTTTCCGTGGCCGGGCTGGCCGGTGTACCAGTACAACATCAGCCGCCCCCCATGCTGTTTGCGACCGAGGTCGGGACGATGAAGACCTTGTATGCAAGCCGGATCGTCAACGCCGACAGGATCATGGACATGGCGCTACCGATGCCAAGAGCACCCAGCATGTTCAGTGCATCAGCCGGCATTCCGGAGACGTATCCCATCACGAACTGCTTCAAGTTCGGTAGCAGCGCGTTGAACGTGACCATCGTCAACCCGAACGTGGCCAGCACCTTCCCGACAATGCCGGCAGCGGCCATCTTCAAGCCACCCAAGAGGAACGATGCACCGCCCGTGATCCACTCCCAAACCTTACCCATGAGAACGCCCCATCAAGATCATCAGCGCGGTGTAAGCGCCGAACAGAAGGATTAGTGCACGCATGATCGACACGACGTTGCACCACTGCGGCACATCGTTCGTGCTAATCGTCGTGCCCATAAGCGCGAACGACATCTGCGGGCAGGTGCCGCCGCCGAAAAGGTCGGCATCATCGAGCATTGCCGGCCCGATGGAGATGCCAAATTTGGTGGCGTTCTCAACATCGTCGTCGCCCTCACCGTCGCCGGGAATTTCGGGGGCGTCGCCCTTCGTCCACTCGGGCTGGTTGTCGCCGCAGATCTGCGCACGCATGGCGCGAAGCTTGACAGCGTTGGCGTTATCGCCCTCCACGGAGAACGGAACGCTGCAGTCGCCCACGTCACCGGTGACCTTGGCAGTGTTGCCGGCTTCGACCGCGCAACGCGTGGCCCATGCTTGTGTCGCGACCATCTCAAGCATCGGGTCGGATACGACCGGGCGCTGCTCACAGTCGGCGCCACCGCTCGCACTGCCCTCCTCCGCTTCATCACTGCCCGTGCCATCTGCGGGCTGGCCCTGATCCTTGGGGCCGGCATTCGTGCCGTGGATGGTCGTGTAGTTCGACGTCGTGGTGGTCGTGCTACCGCTGGTGGCGGTGGTCTTCTGCCCGGTGGACTGCAGGGTGTCGCCGCTGGGGAGATTGAGCGCGGGCGGGACGACATCCGTGCCGGCGTTGCGCACCTGGGCAACCGGGCCGTCGGTCTTGGTTCCGGTTTCGCCCGGCTTCCAGCACAGCTGGCGACCTTGAGCGCTCGTCATGCAGTGTTCGCCGCTGCGCTTGACGCAGTAGTCATGCGAGCCGCCGCCAGCTGCCGTGCAGGCTTGCGGATCGTTCTGGGCGGCGGCCTCCACAGTGTCGGGACCAACGATATGGACGGGGGGCGGCGTAGCGCCGCAAACCGCACCGGTGAAACGATACTCCCCGTGGCAGATATTGCCGTCCGCGCCGGCGACGGAAGTGCAACTGCCGGTGCCAGGTGTCATTGCGAGCATGCAACCGTTGGCGAGACAACGCTGCTGGAATGGTTTTGCTGCGGCTACACCGAATCCAGACTGGCTGTTGAGATCGCTGCACTCGTCGGGCGTGGCGCTGCACTCACCGTTAAGCATACGAATAGAGCCGTTGACGCAGGACTGAACACAACGCTGTTCAACGTCATCCCATGAGGACCCGACTGGACACTCGGATGCGAGGTTCCACTTGCGATAAGCAGCCGCGCGCGATGCCGCGGTCGTCCCAAGAGGACTCTCCGCCCTGATACGACACTCAAGCGGTCCACATGCAATCGAGCCGGAAACAATCGTTGCGCTACCTGCCGTGCTCGATGATGCGTTGGAGGCCGCAATTGCCGTCGCATACGCATCCGCGCGACTCGGGCACACCGGGGCATTTGTAGAGCCGTAAAGGCTGGTACTGAAGCAATCGGTGTAGTCCTGTGCACGGGCGTTGCCGGCGAACATGAGCAGCAGACCGAGGATCGCAGCGCAGATGAGGATCCCGACCGGCGAGCGTCGCATCGAGCGAAAAATGGCCGCGCCGAGCAGCATGCGGCCGATGGTCTGGATGATGCTCATGCGCCGTCGAACGCCAACCAAGCACAGCCGAGAATGGCGACCACTACGAAGTAACCCATGCCCTACTCCCCGAAAGAAACGGGGCCTCGCAATGAGGCCCCGAGGTGGATCAGCGGCTACCCGCCGAACGCTTGACGTAGGCCCACACCAGCAACGCGCCGATCAGCACGGCCACGGCGGCGAACACGAGGCCCATTTCGGCCTTGCCACCGCTGACTTCACCAGCGATCGCGGAACCCAGACCGTCCTGCGCGAGGGCGGCGCCCGAGGCGACGAGTGCGGTGGTACCGGCTGCGATCTTGGTGCCGGCATTGCGGACGCCTTCAACGGCGCGGTTGGTGAAACACACGATATTGCTCTTCATGGTTTTGCTCTCTCTCAATGATGGGCGGAATTGCCCGGTGGTAAATCAGTAGTGACCGACACGCGCAGCACGGAAGACCATCCGTGCCTTCAACCCGAGCGCCCAGCACGACACGATCGCGAAGGCAACTACGGTTCCATCAGCCAACGACAGGGGCGGAAGAACTGGCTGGTGGTACGGCATGACGACCGGCATCGAACACACGCCGTCAGACTGCAAATGCTGTGCTGCGCAGCCGATGACGTAGAGCGGTGCCGGTGCGGTCATGTCAGTGCCCTCGCCTCGAACGCATCACACACAACGCCGCAGTGATCGCCGAGGCGCACACGCCTAACGAGAACCCCAGCGAAATCAGCGTGTACGGATGCGAGGTGGCGAGGAGGTGCCACATCGATCAGGCCTTGCCGATCGGCCGCAGCGCGGTGAACTTCGACAGCGACGCAACGCCCTTGTTGACCTGGAGCATTGCGCCGAGGTCCAGCGTGTATTCGCCCACGGCGTAAGGCTTCTGGCCGTCTTCGAGGCGCACATCGAACGGATATGCGAACCCGCCCGCTTCCAGCTTCGCCTTCTGCTTGCGCGTGCTGTACTTGATTTCCTTGCCATCCGCGCCGTCGAACTTGCCCTCGCGCTCGACCGGGACGGATTCCAGAACGGTCACTTTCACGTCGATATTCATTGCTCGTTTCCTCGATTGACGGCCACGATTTCGGGCCATTGATTAGCTGCGTCATTGCCCGCCCACGCCGGCAGCTTTGGCGACGTGAGCGACTCGATAACCCGCAGGGTGGCTTCGGCATCGGGCCGACCATCCGCAGTGCGGGTGTGTTTCAAGACGAAATGCAGGGTTGCGCCGTACTGGCGCTTGAGATGGCGGCGCGCGGATTTCCACGTCGCAGCGTTCGCGGCATCGGTCACGTCGATGCGGCTGGCCACCGCGTCGATGAACTTCAAAATCGGATATGCGCCGAGCAGGTACGCGGCTGGATCACGCAAAATGTCCAGCGTGAGTTCCTTGCGCTGGGAGGACTTAAATTCAGCCTCAAAGCGCACCCACGGCGATTCGGGATCGCCCAGCTGACGGCCCTTCTCGTACACACGCATGAACTTCTCGGACTTGCGCGAGCCGATTTCAAGCGTCTTCCCGTCCCCGCTGTCGAAGTCGTCGTGCAGCTTGCCCTTCGGACGCTGGCCGCGGTTGTCGAACTCGCCGGACTGCCACCACTGCTGCGCAACCCGGATCGGATAGAGGCCGGCCAGGTCATCGGCGCACACGTCGATACGGGTGATCCTTCCTGCGCAGCTTTCGAGCTTCGCTCGAAGCAGCAGCCACCGCTTCGCATGGCCGCAGCCCGCTGCGCTGTATATCCGGCAACCGTCGCCCGTCAGTTCGATACGAGCGGTCGCGATGGTGCCGCCTTCGCGCGCCGTGGCGTCGCCGCCCATTTCGATCAGACCGACGTGAGTGCCGTCCGCGTTCTTGATCGACACGCGCGACTTGTAGAACCTGCCCTTGCCCACTTCGTCAGACAGCGACAGGCCGCAACCGGCGAAGAAGAACGCGAACACGTGGTGCGCGACTTCCAGCGCCGTCGTGCCATCGGTACAGCCATCCAAAAGGCGCTTCTGATTCGCTGGCATGCCATCCGGCATGGTCGGACCGACGCCCGTTGCGCCCTGCTCAGCCAGCACCCACGCCAGATCGACAGACGCGGCGAACCAGTCGATGCCGATGCTGATGCCGGTGCCCTGCCCTTCGACCGGGCCGGAACGCTGAAAACGCTTCTTACCAGCGAACTTCTCGGAACGCCCCTTCTCGCGAGCGTCGGGTTGGCTGAATCCACTGACTCCCCTGTTAGACGAGGGGAGTCCCGCAGTCGCGCCGCCGTCAGCCATTGACCACGTCCTCCGCGCTGCCCTGCGCACACACGAGGCTGTCGAAGATCTCCGTGTCGTAGATGTCGTCGGTCATGCGCTCGTCTTCAAGCAACGCCTGTACGTCATCCACGAACTTCTGCGCGAGGCGCTTTGCCTTCGCTTCAAGCACCTTGCGATCACGCGCCGACATGCGACACCCCCGGCATTTCCTTGCGGCCACGCGTTTCACCGTCGAAAACCGGCGTCACGTTGGCGAGTTCCAGCCATGCCGCGCGATCCTCGCGGAGCGCCTGGACACGATCCGGGTTCTTCTGCGTGGACGCCCACGACAGTTCGTCATCGATACGCGCCATCGCTTCGATGCACTTGCCGTAGCCGCGCGTGATGACGTAGGCCGACCGGTCAACCACGGCTGCGGTCCATCTTGCGCACGACAGCTTCAACACTATCGGCGAAGTCATCGCAACCGCGACGACGATCAAGCTTGCGCTGCAACCAGTGCCAAGCAGAGCGCAGGAAGTCGAACAGGACCGCGCCTGCGACTCCCGAGAAAAATGCAATCCACGCGATCAGGCGTGCGAATTCCTGCCACTGGGCAGCGTCGATGACGATGGGGCCGGTCATGACCAATCGTCCCCGGTCGGGATCAGGCCGAGGCGCTGTTCGCACTCGGTGACGATGCGCTCAAGGTCAACGAGGTCGGCGGCGTCGATTTCCGCAACGGCGTCGGATGCGGTGAACGGGGCGGCGCTCATCGGCTCGAACCCCGCTCGTGCAGAACGGTGCAACGCTCGGTGGTTGGGTAGAACTCGCAGCTAAGCCGCGAGATCGAGAAGCCAATCACGAAGATGGCAGCGCCAAGACCGACGATGCAGATGGCACCGAACAAGGCCAGACAGGAGAAGTCATCGGCGGTCCACTTCGACAGCTTGGTAACGCCGCTCACGACAGCACCGCCTGGAACGCAATGCGTGACTCGATTTCAGCGAGCCAAGCTGCATGCTCCGCAGACGCGAAATCGCCCGCTTGGGCGTAGGTGTTGGATAAGCGACACAACTGTTCGCAGCGACGGCCGGCGTCGGCCACGTCCTGCATCTGATGCTCGGTCATTCGTGTATCCCCTGCCCCCTACCCTTTGACCCGGTGATCCCCTCGGGGGTGCGAGGGGGCCGGGGCTAGATGAGTCATCTAGCTGGCGGCGAGTAAAGTGATGCGTCTAACACCTGTCAAGGCTTGAACGTGGACGCTCAACGGCGATTGATCGAACTGGCGAGAGAGCGCGGAGGGTTTGAGACCTATTCCGCCCTGGCAAAGCGCATGGGCGTGACCACTGCAACAATGTCGCAATGGCGGTCTAACGTGGCTCCGCTTTCGGAGGCCCGTCTAGAAGAATTGTGCGGTTTTGCCCGAGAAAACGCGGGTTTTTGGGATATTTCGATTCGCGCAGAAAAGGCGAAATCAGCGTCGCTGCGACGGCAGCTACAAGCGTTTTTGCAAGTCGGCGGAATGCTCGTTTTGACCGCTGTCGCGGGTCTGCCGCTGTTAGCCCAAGCGTCTAATTTCCCGACGAACGGTCAGTCGCTATGTACATTATGCGAA